CAGTACCGTCTCCTACGATCATCTGCCCATCGGACAGTACTGCCATAGCTGTAATTGCACCCGTACCTGATCCTAAGAGTACACCACCATCTGTAAGACTAGACGCCCCTGTTCCACCATCCGCTACGGTTAAATCAGTAATACCTGTTACGCTTCCGCCTGTTATGGCCACACTTGCTGAAGTCAATGTACCTACAGTCATAGCCGTTTGATAATTAGCCGCGTCAACTACATTAGTGGCGTCACAATATAAAGCCATATACTTACCGTGAGGGACTGTTATACCTGAACCACTAGCTGTTTTCACAACTACAGATTGACTTCCGTTCGTATTATTTCTTACAAAATATAGTTTTGATTTGGTAGGCACAATTAAGTCTCTGGTTGTGCTAAGACTTGTGCCTCCAGTGAGATTAATAAACATGTGTCTTGCTTCATCGTCAGCGCCGTTAGCCGTCGATAGCGTATCGTTTGCGTCAGATGCAAACGCTACGGTTGCGGTGCCTGATATGGTTGACTCCCAGAGATCATATTGGGTGTTTGTGGTACTGCCCCACGATCCACTCTGCTCTCCGGTAGCAATCTTTTCAATGCGAAGTTCGCTTGTATATGTACTTGCCATTATCCTATCCTATTATGTTTTACCATGAGCCTGTCGCCCCGGATGTGCTAAATTGAGTAAATTTCAACCCACCCCGCCGCATCCACTGTATTCGTCGGGATATCGAACCATATAACTTCTTCACCAACGAACCCTGTTGCAAATGCGTCTGCGCTATTAACACCGAACGATACACCCTGTCCTTCAGTAATACTAACAGTTCCAACGAGGTGAGAAGCGACGGCATCGGTACTAGTGACGCCAAATGTAACACCCGTTCCTTCAACAACGGTTTCATTACCGACAGCGTGAGAGGCGATAGCGCCCGTACTAGTGACCGCCGTTGATATATCGCCGAAACCCCAAGCAGTAGAACCGAATGTTTTAAGACCCCAAGCCATGCTACTCTATCCATTTCAACTAAGTGATCCTTATAATCGCGTTACTAGCGTCAGCAGCAGGAAATTGGACGGTAAAATCGCCACTGGATGATGATTTATTAGACCCAAAATCTAAAACTATAACCGCTTTATCACCGTTGGTGTCATTGTAAATCAAAGCTCCACGGGCGGTGAGTGAGGAACTATCCCACGTAAGGTCAGCAAAGTCTCCCAAAGCAGTAGTGCCTGAAAGCGTAGGAGTCACAGGGGCTAGTGCTTTGCCCGTTGCGGAATAACCCGTGCCCGATATTTCATTACTAGAGGTGTACGCCGTAGTGCCCGCTCCCAGAGTGGCACTGACAGTATACAGCGCCATCTTAAAAGTATTGCCACTGCTAGCGGTGAAATTATGTGTTCCGGTGAGTAGTTCTTGTTTAAAGCTAGAACACATTGCCTGTGTAATTGCCATCTCAGTTCTCCTTAATTTCGGCCATAATCTCAGCCCTCATGGTTGTGCGTTCACTTAGCATTGCTTGGCGCATATAGAAAACTAACACATCTCTGAGGTTTTCTCTATAGGCTAATGCTTGTTCTTTAATAGGATCAGGCACATTATCACCAATATATACTATCTTATTCAAGGCCATATCCGCTAATTCTTCAGCGTTATGCCCTCTGTTTTGAGTAGCACAAACATATGCATGTCCTACTTCACCTTTAAATACATCTAAACTCATGAAACCGCCATCCTTACTTGCCCGGACCTATATGCGTCTTGACGGTTCTTCCCGTCACCCAATTCTTTAAGTTTAACTAACGCTTCTTTATACCTTGTGTCATACAGAGCCAACAGATCTGGCTCCCCCTTCATAAAGGTATACGCCTCTAATAAACAGCCGTAGAATAGCGCTGACTCTGCTTCATCTCCAAGCCAGGTAGTGCCTTCAGTTACAATGCTAGCGGGCTTATAATAATAGTGCATATCTACTTGCAACTCGCTAGGAGGCGTAGGACCTAAGATAAAAGTGTCTTCGTTCCAAAGCCCATAAAAACGCGGCTGTGCTTCGGTAGCTATACTAGGGAAAGCCTCACGAATAAAGTTTACATCCTTATTAAGCAAGTAGCTAAATTCTCCACCTGCATTTACAATTGCTACTGAAAATGAAGATATAAAGTCACTCGGCGTAGTTAGAAATCTATTATGAGCTGTCAGATTACCCTGCATTGACTTCCTAAACATAGGAAGTTGCACAATATGCTGAATACGGTCCTCCGCTTGCGTGACGAAGCTAGGTATCTGTGCAACAAAGTCAGTCTCTTCGTTCTCAGTATATGATTTTATAGATGCTACTAGTTCACTATAATTCATGGTTAACCCTTAAAGCTTGTGCCTCGTTCTGCTTTTCCCCCACCACGCGCCGTCATCTTAGCCGTGTTGGTAGGTTTTAGACCCATCTTAGTTCCAACCATGCCACCTTTATTGTAGCCAACTTTAGCGCTCGACATACCTTCATTCCCGGTTCGCATTATACGCCCGCCGCCCATGTAGCCGACTTTAGCTTTCTTCACTTCTTTACCGCCTCTTTTAATGTGCTTCATAATATATATCCTAAGTTATAATAGTTACAGAACCTACACCTGTCGTAAGCTCCAGGCTAATGTTATCTCCTACAGGTCTCCAGCCAAAAAGTGATTGACTTTCAATTTGGCTATTATCCGGTCTTGCCTCTCTCAGACTTTGTGGATCGAATATTCTGAATCTTCCTAACTGTAGTTGAGGATGATCAGGATCGAAACACGTACTACACACCTTAAGACCGTTAGCTTTTTTATCTTCAAACTCCGTTTTTAAACTATTTATATCATACCTGAAACCACATCTATCGCAAAAACCAAATGCATACTTCCCTGAAGCAAATTCTTCAGACATATTACAACGCCACGTCAATAAACTCTTGAAGAGGCGTGAACACTAACGCTGCCTTAGATCTATCTTCAGAAGCCGCTAATTCATAACTCTCTTCATAAAGAGCTTTCAATGTAGGCATACGGTCCATAGCTTCGGGTCTCTTCAGAGCGATATTAAAAGCCAGTCCCGCAATTAGCGCCGGGACAAACCTTTCAGGCATATCTGGATTATTAGTGTTGCCCCCCAAGTCTTTTATACGTCTAACATACCAATATACAAAATCGTGAGTGCTATCATTTGGTTCCGGGTATAGGGTTACACTTGCGCGATTTTGACGATCAACGTACATAGATGTAGGCCGCGAAGCGGTGTTCTTGTTAGATGTCTGGACGTAAGACGATACAGAAAGCCTAGTTAAGTTGTAATCTGTCTGAGTAGACAAGCCAGTGTCGGTTCTTAAAACCGCGTCTAATATGTCAATTGCGTCGTCAGCCAATGCGTATGTTTTTGTGCCGCTCACTAGATCAATACTTGCCTCTGTGACAGTCCACAGATTAAGGCCACGGTTTACCCACTCTAATAACATTAGCTGCATACTGCGGCGAGCAGATCTGAGATCGTAACCTGTTCGCATTTCGAGGCCAGCGCGTTCGTAAGCCTCTTCACATATCTGAAGAATGTCTACTTTGAAATCAAAAGTGGTAGATGTTGTGGGTGCCGTCATCTAGCTCTTCCTTTTTTTCGCTGTCTTAGCGGCTTGTTCAAATGCTTTATTAGTTGGCGCTCCTTTTTGTCCTTTTTTACGCATCGGCACACCTTTTTTACGTTTAGCGTTTATATTCGCGTATAAACCTTTAGGCATTAGCTTATCTTCCTTCTAGGTCTAGATAGATTAGCCGCACGAGGGATAACGCGGACATTGCTAGACGAGTTGTTACGAGGATTGTTATCTCTATGATCTATATCCTTACCGTCTCCGACCTTCACTCTCCCCGCCTTTTCAGCATCATAACGAACTCTGTGACGAGCATTGTTATCTTTTAAATGCTTGCTGTGGTAGTCATCGTATTCCTTGCGATAGTCGCGTTTCTTTTTCACAATGTTATACCGCCTAATATGTTAAGACGTAGATACTTGTACTATTGCTGCGCTAGCGCTACCCACAGTAAACGCAGTCATCGCCAAACGAACTGCCACTGGAGGATTATCTATAATGCCTTCAAAATTTGCAGACTTGCCAGTTATTGTAGCGTGTGTAAAGTTTATTGCGTCTTCTTCAAGAAAACCATCCGCCAACACGTCACTGAAAGTATGCTGTAGCGCATAAGTAAGGGTCTGAGTGCCAGTGGTGCCAATAGTGCAACCTACGTTTACTGTACATCTCTGTCCGCGATAGTTTAGAATGTACCATCCACTTTCGCATAAACCATCGGTGCCAACTTCAACCGCCGCTGCTGAAGCGCCGTCAGACGTGACGCGGTCCACCCACGCAAAGTTTTGGTTCTGAGTTGTAGAAGTTCCAGCGTTAGCGCCAGTAATAGCGTCACTAATCTCGTTACCATAGCGATCATAGCCATGCACTGTAAAAGTATCTGCTCTATCATCTCCCGCGCTGTATACTGCAACGTGTTGGGGAGTGCTGAACTCGGCGTAGCCATTAACGCCTATCTCTACAGCCCCGGCAGTTGCGGCGTCAGGAGTAATTGATGTTATGTGATGAAATTTAATAATGCCTAGAGTGATTCCAGCGTTGGGGCCTGTTACAGCCTCCGTTATTCTATCGCCGTTTGCATTTTGGCCAACAACTGTAAATGTCCTGCCTGACTCGTTTCCGCCAGCATATATAAGCACATATATCCCTTTACGGTCTTTAAAGTCTACTCCCAGAACGCCGTTCAAAGTCATAGCGTCAGCGCCTGTAGGCGTTTGAGACGCGCATATACCATTGCGGTCATATCCTGCGGCGAAAGCGCCGCCGATGAGGAGACTTAGTCTTGCGGCGGCAAGTGTTTCTGAAGCAGAAATACCATTTCTGTCCAGTACGTCTGGTGCGAGAGTGATAACCTTTGGTGCGGGCATCTTTATATCCTCTTCATATGTGTGAGTTAATCAGATTTTTTAACTGTAGCTTTTTTTGATACCTTCTTTTCTTTTCTAGGCTCCAACACGGGCGCGTCTTTTTCGCCGTGACTGATTGCTCTGCGCCAAGCTTCTGCGTCCTCCCGCGAGCCGAATGTTTTTACAATCGACTCCTCGGCAGGACTGCCAGAAACTTCTATAGCCCATTTAGCACCATCTTTGGTAAGTTGGTACAGCATCTGGCTACTCGCGTTCTTTTGCTACAAATATATAATCGATATCTGTAGTTTCAGCGCCAGCGGCACCATTCAGATAACCAAAGCCAACTGACAATTCTGCACCGGGTATGGTTATACCTGTCATCGTAGTAATAAGGACGTTGTTCGAGTAACATTGAATGTTACCTGCGCCATCCCAATACACAGCCACCGTCACAAAAGTGTCGTCAGCCAATGCAACAACAGTATCGCTATCGCTGTCTGTAGTATTGTTATCGCTGTTGAAGAACAGATTGGCTGACCCGTCTTCGGTTATCCATGCAAAACGCATCGTTGCGTCCAGGGGAGTTGTGTCTGAAGAGTGTAGACCCACAACAAAATCAGACTGTATAGCATCTCCAACTTGAAAACGAGTTTTCATCCAAGTCTTTCTGCCACTCTCTAGTAAGAATGTCTCAGATATCCACTCAGCGAATATACCGTCGTTCTCATTAGCCGCAGTAGTAATACGAGCAAGACCTCCGTCGGCATCAGGAACAGTAATTGCAGAAGTACCTGCACCAGCAGACGTTGCAGTAAGTGTCCATTGCGCGGCAATAGGTGTGGTGTCAAAGTCATCCCAGTAAATATGATATTTAGTTGGATCTAACCGCCCAAAATTATAAAGCGGGTTCCCCGGTATAACGTCAGAAACGCCATTGGTAAAATGTGTAGGCATCAAACAGTTCTCCTATGTAAACCATGACTAACATTAGGCTAGTCACATTGAATGCGTCTACAGCTTAGAACATAAAAACACAAAAGCCTAGTTAAATATTGTTTGATCAGTGTTTGTACTAAGCGTGTACACAATAAAAAAGACCGAACCCACTAGAAAGTAGGTTCGGTAAGTTTCAGGGAGGTAATTTGTGGTCCTGGTGTAAAAATAAATAATACGGTAATAGGGGCAAACAGTCAACTTAATCAATCAATAATCAAATCTAACGCAGGAACAAAATGTACGGCGTTGTCTTCTGCAACATACGCTATTCTGACGTTCATTTCTTTTTGCGTAGGCGTTCTTACTCTATGTATGCGGGTAGATGCTAGCCCTTTAGGATTAACTCTACCGCCGTCTGTCTTTGCGTCAATGAGAAATACGCGCCCGTTACTATCAATTGCAACTATATCTATAGGGCCTTGCTGATGCACTACCGGGGAGAATACAAAGAATCCCAGATCTACCATATGCGCGGCAACAATAAGCTCTGATCGAGTTCCTTTTTGATGCTTAACAAAGGGCATGGTAATTAAATACTCATGCTAAATAAAAAGAGGGGCGCTAGGCCCCTCTTTCTATAACACATCAGGTTAGGAAGAACCTGGGCTTCCGAAACCAGCGAGGTAATCAGAGGCACCGAAGCTGTAGCGTTCACGAGCTTTATATCGCACGTTTCCGCTATCAAAGTCGCCGTCCATTGATGTACTCATTGGAACACGATTGAAATACTTGAAGCCGTTTGGAACATCGGTTTTCAAGAACCAAGCGTTAGTGTCTACTAAGTAATGGTTGATCGTATAGCCATCACGAATCGTGCTGTTATGCACAATAGCGTTGATGTCATTATCAGCCACACCCGTCTTGAACTGGGAGTTAAGAATACGAGTTGCAACAAACTGTAAGTTAGTTGGAATAATTAACTTAACAGGTTGCGCTGCAACTAGAAGTCCGCGCTCGTCGGTCCAGTTGGAGATCTGGATAGCCGCATCTTCAAGAGATGTTTCATTCAGATCAGTAGCAGTAGCAGGACGGTTAGATACATCCGCGCCATTCACAATACTATGTGAAGTCGAGAATAGTGGATCACCGTCACCGGAAAGATATCCGGTTGTTGCTGTAAAGCCTGTGTTGAATGGCACCATAGCTTTAACTTGCTTGGTGTAGTTCATAGCACGGGCAAGAGCCTTAGTGTAACGAGAAGAGAGACTGTCATAGAGGTTATCTTCCATCGCTTCTTCAGTGATGGAGAAACCCATAGCAATCGTCTCGTGATCGTAACGCTGGGTGAAGCTCTCTTGAGCAGTGTCATAAGAAAGACTTCCGCCTTCCTTTTTAACAGGTGCTGCGCCGAAGCCAGACAGTTTAGTTTCTTCTTCAAAACTACGATCTGAACTTTCTTCGTCGTAACAACCAAGATGCTCATCTTGATATTTATCATACTCAAGGCCGAATAGGGCGTTTAAACCCGGAAGTAGTTCCTTGAGTAGTTGGGAACGTGAAATTGAAGCCATATCTCAAATACTCCTTTAAGTGCCAAGTGCTAAGTCATATTGATGAATGTCTGCATTCCAGATAACTAACATATCTGTAAATGCATCAGCAACAGAACTATCGGGTCCATCAACAAAGTCGATAGATCTGAAAGGGAAAGTAGCTGTAGTAGCGGGAGTAGTAACTTCAAGAGAAACTACAGATTTACCAATATTGGTATTTCCTGCCGCATACGTACTAGCTTCAAAGTTTAATCCGAAACTAGCTTGCACTACACTACCCGCACACTGCGCTTGCATAACCTGACGAGGATCGTCAGCTACACTAGCTAGTATGTCAGTCGAGGCTACTGCCCCGGTCCACATTTGACTGAACACTTTGTAGTTAAGACTTGGATCAGTAAAGTTACAACCTTGAAAAATCCCAATAGGACGTGACGAAGTTGCAGCTTGAGTGGCTTCTATAGTTCCAGCCGCCGCGAGCGTAACAACATCTCCAAAGAAAATAGAGGTGCCGTAAGAGTTCGTGACTTTGAGTTGACGATACGATCCGTTATTATATCCGCCAATTCGATTAACTGGAACAAAGCCGTAAGGTGAGGCAGTTGCCGCCATTTTTTTGCTCCTTTAGTGCAAAGTTAAACAAGTAAACGCCAGTATTAGCGTTTACGACCAGCGCCAAATGTAACCGTGGATTTATGCTCCGTCTCTAGAAGCGGCATCCTCGGATCATTTTCACGCATAAAGTTATGATCCACACTCGAAGCCTGTTGACTCGCTTGTTGCTCAAAATATCTGTTCCGAGATTCCATTTTCTCGGTAGAACATTTACAAAGCATCAAACCTCCGATGACAACATTGCCCTCGTAGGTAGAGTTAACGTCTGACATAATCATCAATTCAGGATGATCTTCTGCCAAACACGGTTCCCAACCTTCACGATATCGCATAGATACGTTCCTGTTGTCAGCATCACCAAGCATTGATGTGCGGACCCATCGAAAAGCGTACCCATCCTCTGGCGTTGGATCGGGCAAATTTGAGGGTGGACGATATTCTGTCACCCTGTCTTCTGTGTCGCGTGTATCATTATCTCGCGTTTTTGGCGCGGTGCGCGTTTTAGCCATTAAGTTGCTCCTTTGCTACTTGAGCGGCGTATTGTTTATTAGTTAACCCCAAACGCTTTGCGAGAGCGACTGCGGTGGCGGTTAGTTGCACTTTGCGCGGGGGAACTCCGCCCCGTGACGGACCACCAACTGGTGGTTTTCTTTTCGTATGCGTCACAACCGGAGGTCTCGTCCCCGTACTACCTAAATCCGCATCCGAAAATTTGTCAGGAAACACTGCTCGCATCCCCTGATCAATCCTTGTATAATACTCCTCGTGAATTTGAGGGTTTAACCCGCCAGCTACGAGCTTCTGATGAAGACCTATAGCATACCCGGTCATGTCTTCGCTACCCTTTTGTTGAAACCATCCATTTTCTCTTAACCATTGAGTGGATCTGACATCAGGGGTGCCTTGTCGCTGCTGTTGTTGTGGCTGTGGCTGTGACTCTTGTTGTACGTATGGCTCAGAAGGTGCTTGCCTCATCGTTCCAACACGTTCTGCATGTAATGTAGCCAGCCTTTCTTGAGCCTCTAAAAGAGCGTCAGTCTCGCC